GTGCAAATCTTTGTTCTACGAGCCCCGGCAATTCAGCGGCGTGCCTTTCTAGAGTTTTTCCCTTTAAGGATAACTCTAGTCGGGCAGTCTCTAATTCAGATTCAAAATGTAATATAAAATTTGGAATCTCAGATAAATCACCCGTAACTCGATAGTACCATTGGCTCACAGATTATAGACTCGCTTGATTGCAATTTCCATTGCTTGTGTTAATAGCACAGCTCGTTGGGTTCTGGACATTAATACTCTCTTAATCGCCATAGCACGTGGAGGGACACTAAGGTCTTCCGCTAGGGCCTTATGTACCCTGGTCAGATTTACTGGCTCTGAAATCCACGCTACGTAGTCGGCACCCACAGTTGTATCTCTCATGCTTTCTCTAAACTGCTGGACTTGCGTAAAGGATTTCAGAGCATCCTTGCTCTTGATTGTTTCGAGTAATGTCTCGCCGAATTCACCAGCCGGGATCATCGTCGTCCTCCTCATCTAGGTCTTCGGCAGATTCGGCTAGATGGCTTCGTGCTGCTGCACGAAGTTCTTTGTCAAGATCCTCGTCCAATAGGTTATCGTCAACTAGTCCAAACTCATCAAATACCACAACAAAGATATCGGCTACTTCTAGTCGTTCCTTTGGCGATACGTGAGATTTAATTCTAGACCATAGCTCCAAAAGTAACTCGTGATTTTCATTTACCATTTTTATTCCTATAATTGATTTTTAATTGCCGATAACTTTTCATATATGCCACTGGCAATGATGACATCTGGATCATTTTCGTCAAATCCCTGATTTAAAAACAAATTGACAAATAACATTAGCTGAGCTATATCGGCAGATAACATACTTCGCCTATGTAGGCTTTTTCCAACCAACGACAATGCCGTAATAACAGTCTGAAAATCAGCGACAAAGTCATACTGTATGCCTTTTAGACTTAGTATAAGTTTATCCTCGTCGCTAATCTCACTTAATCTCATTTTGGCGATCCTCTTCTTGCCATTCGGCAATCATTCTTTTCATCTTATCAATATGTTCGCGAATATCCTTCTGTAACTCTCTTAAAAATTTTTGAGATTCAGGAGAATTTGGATCTGTAGGACTTTTGGTTAATTCGTCCAATTTTTTTTCCATGTTATTCTCCGGTTTCTACAACAAGCTCAATGCGATCTTCAGCACTGTCGGGTACCACTACTCTCAGATCATCTTGGGTGAATTCGTCCATGACGATCTTCATCTTCTCATAGTCGTTCCAGTCCTTTCGGAAATACTTCATCTCGGTGCCAGTCTTCTTAGAAATGTACTTGTAACGGTTACCCTCCTTAATCAACACACCTGATTTCTCAAACAGGTCAAACAATCCAGAGATCGGATTCATACCAGATTCCCACGGAATGTCTAGCTTGATAGTCTCAAACGGCTTCGAGTATCGTGTCTTAACCACCTTGCAAGTAGCACGAATACCAGTAACGTCAGAAACCTTATTACCATCTTCGTCTTCTTTCAGTTTGTACTTCTTCATTGCAATAACGATACTTGATGCAAAGATGAATCCAGAACCGCCGGTGATTTTATCATCAGGGTCAAACATATCCTGACTTGCGTATGTGTGGTTAGTGACAGCCATTCCCATGTTTAAGTCGCCGAACATGTTAACGCAGTTTGAAACAAATGCTTTCAACTGCTTTGCTTTTCTACCCATGTCTCCCTTCATGTCGCCTGCCTGGAACTGGTTAATATCAGTCGGGGTCAGTAACATGCCAATTGAGTCGACAATGAACAGGATCTTTGGTCTCTGATCTCTTGGCAGGTCGATATAGTTTGCCTTGTATTCCGTAACAAAACTATGAACGATTCCGGCTACATCATCAATCATTGTTGCGCCAATTCGTAGGATTTTGTCCTCGGAGGTATCAACTCCTAGATTCATAAGCCACTTTTCATCTAGCGCATTCTCAGTATCAATCATTACAACGAAGATACCTTGATCCTGTGCATGCTTTGCAATATTACCGGAGACAATATACGACTTCCCTGCACCGGATTCGCCTGCAAACACCGAGACCTTACCTAGTGGGATTCCGCGATAGAAGTCCCCGCTGATAAGATAGTTCAACCCATAGGACCCAGTGCTAATCCATGTATCTGGATCATTAAATCCTGTAGAGATGCCAGTGATACTCTTTGTTAATGATTTTCTAAATTTACTTATGTCAAAAGCTTTTGCCATAGGTTCTCCCATAAAGTGGTAGGGTGATTATCACCCCACCGGTTCTAATAAAATTTACTTGTTGCGATTCCTGAGCATAGCTAGGATTTCTTGCGGGCTCTTACCAGTTGCTTCGGCCTTAACTTCTTCCTTAACCGATGCTATCGGAGTGCCACCGTCGAAAGGTGGGTCTTCTTCAACTACTGTTGGCTTTGCAGCCACAGGTGCTGTGGTTGGAACCTGCACTCTTGCTGCTGGCTTTGTAACTCGCTTGCCTTCTCCGCCATCGGCGTCGTCGGTTGCAGATTCAAATCCAAACGGCTTATAGAACTTGCTCCACTGTGCGGGATCGTACATTTCGCCATCGAGTGAGGCTTGGAACATTTCAAACATTGCAGCAAGACCTTCTGCGGTCGGACGCTTTGGAAGATATGTTGCTAAATCAACAAGACCATACTTGTCGATTGCGGCTTGCATTTCTTCAGTAATGCTTGTTTCTTTTCTTGCCCACTTTGATGTGCCATAGTCGGCAAATCCGCCCTTGCTGGTCTTCGAGATGATGAAGTCAGTTCCATTGATGTAATCAACCGGGCTGTTTTCCATATCCGGATCCATTAGTGCTGCCTTGATGATAGCAAAAATCTGTGGACCCATGATGTATTTGCGAATTGGATTTTCTGGCGGTTCGTTCTCATTCATTGGATCTTGCTTAACAAAACCCTGCATGTAATAAGTGCGCTTGGTCCAATACTTTCTAGCTGTTTCTTCTAACGACTTGTCCTTCCACATTGGGCGAACTTCGTTCAAAATCGGGCATGTGTTCTTGCCATCCCACATTTCAATACACGGTACTTGTACGATAACCGGCTTGTTTTCGTCTTGCCCCTTAATTCCCGGGAATGGCAGCTTGATAAGCTGACGTTCTGTCCAGAAAAATGTGTTGTCGGGGTTTGCGTCTGGGAGGAATCGGCTAATAGAGGATGTGCCCTCTGGGATATTCCAGTGCGGATAAGTTGTCTTATCGCCGCCGTAAGCGCCAGCCGGGCCCTTACGTGTATCTAGTGCTTGTAACTTCTTACGGATTTCTTCAAGTGTTTTTGACATGATTATATTTTCCTATGCTTTAGTTTATGTTAAACGCTATTCTTCGAGAAGCAGCCTACTCGGGTCACGTTATGCCCTTTCACGCCTTAGTGTGTTATTTCGTACAGCCTCTAGTATACGAAAATCTTATCTGTTTGTCAAGAACTTCTAAGTCAATAGAAGTTCGTAATGTATTTATCAAAAAATGCCGACAGGTCAGCAGATTCCTTAATATCTTTCTTAACGGATACTGCCGATGCAACCTGCATGTTTTCAAAAATCTGTTTCATAACAGCCTTCTCAAAATCATTTACAGATCCTTCCTTACATAGCTTTGTGCCAATCCTATTAACAAAGCCAGATAATTCGTCGTTTTCCATGATACGCAATGCTAATTCATTTAGTTTGAATCCTAGTCGTGCATTCTCACTAGCAAATTCAAACATCGGTGTAGTATTTATTGTTTCGCGACGCAACATGACAGGATTTGCGGCAGCCTCTTCAATACGCTTGTGGAAAGTATCTTTCTCCTGCACAAGTTGTTTGACGATAGGTAGAACCTCTTCAAACTTTTCGTCAAATCTGCGAATGGTGAATAGGTCCTTCAACTGTGTAGTATCGTCTTCGGCAAGTGTCTCGCGCTCAAACGTCTCGAGTCTAG